TAAAGGAAACAAGGGTTATAAGGCCGGAAGAATTGTCTCAGAGAAAACCCGGGGGAAAATAAGTGAAGCAAATCTAAGGAACGGCAATATTCCTCCATCTCAAAAAGGAAACAAAAGATCAGATGAGTGGAAATCCAAGAGGAAGAATACATTTTTTATTAAAAAGAATAAAAACATAGCATAGTGGCTCATTCTTTCAACAATATTGACCTGACTACTTATGGGATCGAGGCAACAAACATACCCGGTAGCAATATAACTATCAAGGGAGGCTTCGATCTTCCCTCCCGGATAGGGAAAACAGCTTACGAATGGGGTGATGAGGATGGAGTTGAGCCTTATGTCTTGGCTGATGAACTGTTTTGGGGAGGGCGGGATATTGAGATGCAAGGATTTATGATGGGGACGAGGGCAACCATAAAAACAGGACTCCTCTCCTTCGGTGCAGCACTTTCCGCTGTTTCCGGGACAGGCGTCCTCGCAACGTCTTACGGAAATTTCAATGTTTATGCCAAGAGTGTTCAGCCAACATATTTTTCGATGGGCGCTGAGGTCAAGGTTATATTCCGTGAACCCGCACCCGTACTCACAGGGGGATCAATCCCGGCAACAGGAGCATCCGTGAATACAATAGACAGCATCCCATTTCTCTCATTTGGCCTCTATACATCTCCAATCAAAGAGATGATTGAACTCCCGGAGATGAAGGAGATGTATTTCACAAAGGTTCAGGCCGAGGGGTGGCGAAATGCCTTCAGGAAGAACAGGGAATACAATTTTGAGGCAACCCTGATGGGAACAACGCTCTTGGACTTTCAGACGAAAGTAAAAAATCTCTATGCCATATTTATGAAGGAAGGACTCAGAACAATCATCCTGAATAATGAGGTGACGGTTGTTGGCTACGCGGCAGAAGGATTCAGCATTACCGATGTTTACATGGGGAATGTGGGATGGGTATTGGGAGGCAAGGCCATGGATATGATGCTTGGAAGATTCAAATGTAAATTAACAGTGACGTCAATAACATGAATACTCTCATAATATACCGGGCGGCGGCTGTTTATGCAACAGTTGACATTGATGAAAAAACAGTGTTCAAACGCAAACTCATGGGGGAACACAGGATTTCCACCTCTTTCATTTGGCCTTCAGTTCTCGGGATCACAATAGGAGATTATGTTATATATGACACGGAGAATTATTATGTGAACAGGATTCCCGGGATTAAAAAGATCAACAATACAGCCTATGAATATACAATTGATTTTGAGGCCGTTGGATATGACCTTTGCAAAAAGATGTTCATGAGCACCGACAAACTGACGGAATTCGGGCAAAGCGGAACGGCAACTGATTTCATTACTATGATTGTCACAAATATGAATGTCAATTATTCAGGATGGACAGTTGGGACGGTTGATACAACAGAGATTAAAACCATTGTATTCTCAAATCAGTATTGTGATGCCGTGCTGATGAAGGTGGCGGAGACGTTCAAATTGGAGTTCCGTATCAGCGGCAAGGCGATCACTATGGTCAAGGCAGTGGGGAGCAATACTGCATATTCGTTCACATACGGGAAAACACTTGGTCTGTATAATCTTACACGCCAACAGGTAGGGGACATGAACATTGTTACAAAGGTATATGGCTTCGGCTCAATGCAAAACATCCCGTTCACTTACAGGGACAGGGCAAAGAGACTCGTTTTCTCCACCGACAGGGGATATACTTCTCCCCCGGTTGGTTATGGCGGAGGAGACCGATTCCTCACGAAGAATACAGAACTATACGGGATCATGGAGGGGCAATATACGAATGATGACATCTTTCCAAACAGGACGGGCACGGTGACTGACTTTCATGTTGAGATTGTCGGGGGAATCTATAATGCCGCCCTGAGTTATATTGAGGATTCGGCTCTTGATTTTGACATTAATAATTACAGGCTTGAGGGTGCAACTTGGATGGTAGTATTCAAGACAGGATATTTGGCAGGAAAGGAATATCCAATAGCGAGATTCGATTATTCAACAAAACGCATTTACCTGAATCCTTATTCCGAGGAAGATGGATATACAACTCCAAATTCCGGGGTGACAGGACAACCCGCAATATCTGATACTTATACGATAGTAAATATCTCGCTCCCAAAGGAGTATATTGATTCAGCCGAGGAGAGCCTTCTTGCCGCAACTCAGGCTTGGCTTGACGAGAACTCTATCCCGAAGGTTGTTTACACAATTGAAATTGATCCGAAATATGCCAAACTGAACTCAATCAATTTGGCGGCGGGAGACCGGGTGACAATTGTTGATTCAGCGCTCGGGGTGAACTCCCTGATCCGCATATCCGCCATTGAATATCCCATGACAGATTTGTATTCGATCAAAGCGGTTATAGCTGACTCTGTTCCATATACTCTAACTGAAAGGATCATTCATGGGACACAGACAAATATAACCGAGACCCGGATTGTTGACCGGAGTGCCGATGAACTGACAAGGCGTTGGGCGACAAGGCAGAACCAATTATTCAATTATCTTTTTGATCCCGATGGATATTTAGACCCGGTTCATATAAAGCCGCTCACAATTGAAACAATGGCTCTCTCGGTTGGAGTCAAGAGCATGAATTTTCATCTCAATGGGGTAAGGATCAAACCAAATTGGAACGAGACGACCCAAACGCCCGATGCCAATGCAATATGGGTCAGCGCCGGGCAATTGGTTCATAATCTTATTGAGATCGAGGGTCTTGGATATACATGGGTCATTCAGGATGCGGAACAATATGCGATATTAGAGCCGGGGACTGCATATTATCTGTATGCGAGATGCTCAACGGGCGCTCTGACGGGAGAATGGATTCTATCGGCGGATCAGAACAAGGTTGATTATGAAGCAGGATATTACAATTTTCTTGTCGGGGTTTTATATCCCGTTCTCACTGATGACATTGGTTCTTGGAGGGATTTCAGCTTCTTATATGGGGCAACTTATATTAATGGCCGGGAGATTACAACGGGGAGGATTCAGTCACTTAACAGACTCAATTATTTTGATCTTGACACAAATCAATTCCGTATCGGAGACAGCACTTACGCTCTCGAATGGAATAAAGATCAGGATGGGATTTTGAGACTTATTGGTACATTGATCCAAAGGAGTCCTGATGGAGATGCCTTCCCGGTAATGTTATACCGGGGCGCATACCTGAATACAACGACTTATTTCCGGGGTGATCAGGTGACTTTTAATGGAACGACATGGGTTTATATCTATTCAACCCCGACATCCGGGAATGATCCCGTGGCGGGGATGTATTGGGAACTCGTCTCATCAATAGGGACGCAAGGTGATAGCGGGGCGAGTCCGGTTGGGGTATTCCGGGGAACTTGGAGCATAGGAGCGGACTATTATGGGACTCTCACCCGGGTTGATATTGTTTATAATGAGTACGATCAACTGTATTATATTGCAAAACCAAAGGACACAATAAATCCTTTCCGGGGACTCAGGCCGGATCAATATCCTGAATATTGGAGCAACTTTGGAGCACAGTTCGAATCCATTGCAACAAAAGTATTATTCGCCGAGAATGCCTTTTTAGATAATGTCGGAGTCAGATACTTTGAAGGCTTGCCCGTTGGAGTCGGGAATCTCTATGGGGAAGTTGTAAATACTCAGGCCAATGTAGTTGGAGTGCCGAGGGTTGACAGGGCAATTGTAATTTCAGGAACAGGAGGGAGCGCAAATATAAAAGTTAGCGGAGTTGAGAAATTATGTACTTGGACTGTGAGTCGGGCGGAGACGGCGGCTTATTTTGTTTATCAGTGGTACACGGACTATTTATTGGCAGGAGTATTGATCTCTCATGGCATAAATGTCGGGGTTGATGATCATATTATCTATTTCACGGAGGTCAATGGAGAAGATTTCAGCGGTAGTTCATCATGGACGCCTGTCTCCGGTGACATCTCAGGTCAGACAAATACAATGACGGCTCATTCCGCCGGGCAAAAACAAATTGATACAATAACGCTCCGGGGAACAGGAGGATCGGCTGATGTTGTTTGCAATGGGATGAAACAGCGTCTCCTGTATTACGAGTCACTTCACCTGACGGCTGATGCCTTTGTTCAGAATTATGCGACATCTTATCTGAATGATAAGAATGTTGTTGTTACGGCTGATACAAGTGATCCTGATAATATCAAGATAGTTTTCACGGCGAGATATGCTTCTCAGGGGTTTGTCGGGGACACAACAATCACCAATATACCCTCGGATTATTCCGGTGCAATCAGCATTGCCGGGAATGAGATATGGGAGGACAAGACAAACAGTGATGTCAATTCAGGTATCCTGATCAACATGAAAGGCTATCAGGGAGGAACACAACACGCCCGGAAGGTGCTCATTGGTAATGGCAAAGGGATTCCTGTCATAAGCATAGGAGGAGATGCCGGGAATAACAATGACTTTATTGAGATGACACTTCAGAGACTTAGGATCGCAGGATTGCCGAGGAGCACAAGCGGACTGCAAGCGGGGGAGATATACATTGATGCAAATAATAACTTGAAATATTACGGAGGATAATGGGAGTAACACCGGGACATAGGAATGTTGTACCGCTTAAACTTGGTCACAGGAATGGCTTGTCAGTTCTTACAAACAGGCATGGCATACCTTTCTATTCCCCGGCGGAGATTGGCGAGGTCATCCCTCCTTTTGATCATAGTCTCATCTTCAATCAAATCACACAGATAGTTTTTTCCCTTTCAGGTGCACTCTCCGGGAGGAAGGAGTTTAATTCAGGAGAGACAGAGATAACATTCAATCCGGTTGGCAACCTCCGAAGCGGCAAGGTCATCCCGGATGAGTCGAGAATGATGAAGGTTGATACGATGATCCATTTTTGGCAGAGCGGCACTCCAAAGAAATACCATGTCCTGAAAGGAAACCCATGGATTGTTTTTGATGTTCCCGGGACGTTGGCTTATCTTATGAAACAAAATACCCGGAGAGGGGAATTGCTCATTGAGTTTAATCTGCCGGATACTTCATTTAGACGTTATCTGAGAATTAAAGAAATTATGGATATTAGATTCATGATTGATTCTATTCCGTTGCATAGAGTTCCAAATGGGAAATCAAGAATACTATTTAATCAATTTGCAGTAGTTTCATATAAAGCATCGTTTGGATTATATTACAATTCATTTGTTGTCAGAGATCACCGAATGATTGCACCGGAGGGGTGGCACGTGCCGAATATGATGGATTGGTATTATCTGATTGATGATTTAGGTTTGACATGGCTCACTATTGGAGGGAAACTTCGGGAAAAGCCGTCAACTTGGTGGTACACTCCCAATGATACAACAGATGAATATTTGTTTTCTTTACGAGGTTCTGGGAAAAGATATTATGACGGAACATGG